TCCCGCCGCGGCCGCGTGTTTATTAAACGGATCTCGCCCTACAGTAACATGCTTCGTCCGAGGTACATGTGTGAGCGGCCGGCATGGTTCTACCCGCGGATTCTCGTGGGTGCCGGTGAAATGCTCACTCCATCTTTTTTACATACCTACAAGATTACTCATGTCATCAACTGTGCGTTTCCTGACCATTCTCCCGCGTGGTTTCAAAATGCCCACCCCGACCGCTATATATGCTTGAATGCAATTGACTCGCCCGACGCAAACATTCTCAAGTGGTATCCGCTGTTTGAAGATGCGCTGTCTGCCTTTTTGCGTGAAAGCGATGGGACTGTCTTCGTTCATTGTCAATGTGGAATCAATCGCTCAGCATTCTTGGCCCTGACGTATATCGTTGAGAAATATGGACTGCCCTACGAAAAGACATTGTTGGGATTGAAGAGACAGCGTCCTTGCATGTTTACGAATTCGGTCTTCAGGAAGCAAACCGAAGAGTTTACAAATGGACGTCTTCAGGATCCGCAAGACAAGGGATCCAGTCGCGACTGGGTCGTCAATGGGAACGCTGGACTCGGTTCATCAGGATCAGGTGCAGTCGTTACGTGATTTGGATGGAAAGCAGGCGGTTCTCCAAGCCAAGTTGGCTGAACTTCGAAGTCAACGTGAACGGTTGAGTACGTCTACGGAGCTGACAGAAATTGTCAAGTGTTCGCAGGTGGATTCTCAGATTCGCGAGATAGATCAGGAACTCATGCGAAGTAACCCAGTGGAGGAGTATTACATGAAAAATATGGACATCTTGCTTGACTATTACGGAAAGGAGGCCCCATCGGTGCCACACGTAGCACCTCCGCCCAAGGAGGCAAATACATTCCTGAAATTCTTTGTCGCGAATACGACCCCCGCGGATACCGGATTGTCCAAGAAGCAGATCTTTGACGAGTATGTGTCTCGTATGAAGCTGAGCAATGGCCCCGATGCGACTCAGTTGCTCACTGAACATTGTGGGGCGTGCAATGTGGCTCGGGAAGAGATTAGTTCAGAGGGAATTCTGGTCTGCCCGTCCTGTGGATCCGAAGAGTATGCATTGGTGGTGTCGGATTTTCCTTCCTTCCGTGATCCACCGAAGGAGCGGAACAATTACGCCTACAAGAAGATCAACCACCTCAACGAGATTCTGAACCAGTTTCAGGCCAAGGAATCTACGATCATTCCCGAAGAGGTGATGAACGAGGTCATTCTAGAGATTCGGAAACGCCGCATTGACAACATTGCCGATCTCTCCGAAGAGGATACGCGCCAAATCCTGAAGAAGCTGGGACGGTCTAAGTATTACGAGCACCGCGCTCACATTCTAAGCCGACTGAACGGAAATCCGCCTCCGACCATCACCCCCGAGATCGAGGAAAAGGTCCGGGCGATGTTTCAAGAGATTCAGGCACCGTTTCTGCTGTACTGTCCCAACGATCGCACAAACTTCTTGAGCTACTCGTACATTCTGTACAAGTTTTTTGAACTGCTGGATTTGGATGAGTACAAGGTCTTCTTTCCTCTGCTGAAATCCCGTGACCGGCTGATCGCACACGATTCCATATGGGAGAAGATCTGTTCCTACCTTCACTGGGAGTTTATTCGGAGCGTATAATAATGCCAGCTCAGCTTAAAGTTAATGATTTGGTGGTGGGTAACAGGTACAATGTGTTCCTTGCTGATAGCCAATACAATAGGAACATGGGCGTCAAGCCGATTCCATACTTGACTGGAACGTTCAGAAAGATTGTAGATGGTGAAGCTGTTATTGAGAAGGACGAGAAGGATGAGAAGGGCAACCCAATTAGAGGATATTTTCTTGAAAGCAACTATAGATTCGAAGAGGTGCCAAGCGCGACCGCGAACAAGGTAGTGGACCCTGCTCCCGTGCCCGCATTCAAGAGATATCCGGCGGGAAATGCGCTTAATGCAGTGCGGGCACTGCGGAAAACGCAGGGAGCCCGTCGCAAGACCCGTAAGCCTAAGCGCCGCTCTCGGAAAACTCGTCGCAGCGTTTAGATAAATGGAGAAGAGAGTGGACTTTTACAAATGGATTCGTGAATTACAAGGCGACGAGAAGACGGCATGGCACAATGCCGCTAAAGTTCTGAGAGACAAAATAGAGAAAGAGTCTGACAAAATTAATAAGCTACCTGCATGGAACAAGTATGGATGGATGGTTGGTGACGCATATTTCGGTAAAGATGTGTGGTACGGCGGCCGCGGAAGACCTAGCAGGGTACGTCGTTATCATGCGCGACGTCAAGCGGAAGCGGCAGCAGCGGCAGCGGCAGCGGAGGCAGCAGCTCACCATCAGCGGGAGCTGAACCCCCATGCACAATCGTACAGGCCCTCTGCGGCGGCGGCGGCAGCGGCTGCGGAGGCGGCGAAGGAGAAGGCAGAGGAGGAGGAGCTACTGAGAGACGCAACATCAAGTCACCTGAAGGGGGGGTATCGGCGTCGCACCCGTAAGCACACCCGCCGCTCTCGGAAAACTCGTCGGAGCGTTTAAATAAGCATGAGTGCACCAAAAGACAAGACCGGAAAGGAAATCGGGGTGAACGATCAGCTTGTATACTTTGCGAACGAAGGCAATAAATCGCATATGGCAATAGTTCTTCGTATTGGTGCTGATGGGGCCCTTTTCGGAATAAAACTTGCGCGCCGCGGCGTCTGGCACACCGACGCCGTGCATGTCCTTGATGGTTACCAGTTTGATCGTTTAGTCAGGACTTACGACCGCGACCTCGATTGGGGCGGTGATCAGATTCTTCGAGATGCGAAAGACTATATTAACATTTCACCATCGCGTGCTCCCCCTGCTCCCCCCGCTCCCCCTGCTGTTATCGACGTCAATCGCAAAGAGCTTCCCGAGGACGACCCAATTCTATATCAGCCATTCAGCGAAGGACAGGACGTTATTCGGATTGGTAAAAGAAACAACTGGCTCTTTGATGGTGTGTCTCTCTCGAAATATTGGAATGACCAGGGCAAAAGGACGAATCCACTCGTGGCTGGATTTAATGGAACTGTATTGAACGACAGTGAGATTGAGCGTGGTATCCTTCACATTGTTGAAGAATCCAAGGGAGGCCGTCGTCGCAAGACCCGCAAGCACACCCGCCGCTCTCGGAAAACTCGTCGCAGCCGTAAGTAATGGCGTGTGCGATCACGCGGCTTGAAAAGGGCAACCCCGACATCGCAAAGCTGGCCGCCGTAGCCGAGAAACAACAATCAGAGCTATTAGCTGCTAAGCCACTTGGAGGGCCTGCGGAAGGCCTGCGGAGTAAGCTGCCGATTTTTCCATTCGATACAATGATTACTCCATGGCAATCCACGTCTGGAAATGATCCGGACTGGCATTTTGTCGCACAGGCTCCAGATGGTCGGATATGCGGTTGGCTGACCGCCGAGTTAAAGAATGATCATAACCGGAGGTATATCTATCTTGCAGAAATCAGCACTCGTCGAATCCGAGATGAAGTCTACGGTGGAGTGGGCAGGCAGCTTCACGAAGCACTTGTGGATGCCGCTAGGTCAGGTAAATACAACTTCATCTACCTATATCCATTAAACGATAAGGTCGCAGGAATATACGAAGGATGGGGATATTCTAGCAACAAGAAAATACCCGGTGTTCCCCACCAATTTTACGTGATAGATCGTGGCCCGACTAGGGGCATATTGGACTCTCTCATGAAACAGCTTGAACACATAGAACCTCTTCGTCAGACACGCGAGCGACTTGGAGACACGTTCGACCCATATAGACGAGCTATATTGAGCGATCCAGAGAATCTCAGCGCGCTCAACGATCTCTTCATCGACTTTGAAGTAGAAGCGGAAGCCCGCGAGATCGTCGACCGTCCACGCCGAGAGAAACAGCGTGCGGAACTCGCTGCGGCCGACGCGGATCGGTTGGAAAATCAGAACGCCCGAATACTTGAGCTTCTAGACTCCATGAAGAAAGGCGGTCGTCGCACTCGCAGAGTTCGGAGGATGCGGAAAACTCGTAGGCGCCATAAGTAATGGCAGGCGCCGTCGATACGGCCGTAAGCGGTTTAGCAGTGGGAGCTTTCCAGTTCGTTGCCCTGCTCACAATCAGCGTACTTTCCATTGTTGCGTATGCAAAGTATACGGGAACAGATGCCGAAACCAACGTCAACAAGTACAAGGAAAACTGCGGACCGGGCACGTTGTGTAGCGATGTTGTACGTGGCGCGCAACAGGGAGGAAAACGGCGGTCACGGTCCACAAGGGACCTCAGGGCCCGTAAAACTCGTCGCCGTCATAAGTAAATGACCGACGAACCCGAGTTAACGAAAAAAATATCGAACGACACGATTGAGACCTGGTACTATGTACTCTTTTGGGTGGCCGCCATATCCGCTGGATTTATACTCCTGCTTGAACTGTATGTCATGTCAATCTCGCCCAAACGCGGATTTGCCATGCTTCTTCGCTCTGCCCCCATGTTGATACTGACTGTAGTGAACACACTGTTCCTGTACATCCTCAGCGCCCGCGCCCTAAAGTGAGTAGCAATAAAAGATATAGTATTTTGCGTATGGATCGGGATCCTCGTAGTCATCGTCCGATCTCCGAATACCATGCTTGATAAACAAACGCAGTTGGAGTTGTCGGTATAGATCGATGGTCCAATCAAGTTCGTAGCATCTGAATCCGTCCCAGTCAACTTCAGGCCACGGGTGTTCCGTGAGATTGTCTACGTCAAGAATGGGGCGAGGGGTCTCCATTACGTTTAGGAGTGGATGTTGTGTGCTGGATCTGTTTTACTCCAGCGGAGGCATGTCGTCCTCCGGATTGTGGATCGGGGGACGGTCCGGAAAGTAGTCCGCGCGGAAGCCAAACCCGCGGACCGTGCCCGATGCAGTGTCCATGTCAACGGACACCATTGAGACCCTGAAGTTTGGCCCCAAGGCAACCTCAAGCTCGTGGAGGATGTCCATCTGCCGAACCACGTCCCGAACCCTTCTTCCCTGCCCCCTGCAGTGAACCTCGTCGTTCCAGAAGTAGTGCTTGGGAAAGACGACGTGCATGTCGCGGGGATGCGTGGCCGTCCAAATTGCCGCCAGCATCTGATTCTTGAAATCAGGCATGGAGTTTAGAACCTCCTTGATGATCTTCTCCCTGAGCACCAGAAGGAGGTTCTCGCGGAAGTTGCTGTTGCGGAGGGCGATGTTGAGGTCGTTGATGTCGGCGTTGGAAAGGAGAGGCATTTTGATCGGCGCTACTTTCTATAGACTGGAGCCGGCGAGATCCATTTTGGACGATTAAAATGGATCGGTGCGTCCACAGATTCCCATCCTTCACCATGGAGTACGACCCTATTCTACTTGCAAGCTGGGTTGCCGCCGTCACTCGTCACGCAGATCTCGTCAGGAACAATGCACCCATCGCCGAACAGAAACGAGCAGAAAATGTCCTCAAGACTGGGTTAGTCCGACTTCTTGTCAGCGTCGGAGTTGACTTTGACCAAGCCATGACCGCCGCGGGCCTTTCCGACGAGGACTATGTGGAAGATGATTAGTCTTCGTCGATGGATTGGCGCAGTTGACGCTCTATGAAGCTATTCACAAATTCCCGAAACCTATTTGCGTCTTCGTCTTTTAACATTATCTGCGTTTGTACGTGACCTCGTGGACGCAGTTGTACGAATACGGCATGACCTATACCAATGTCTACCGGAGGTGATACAGTAAATGCATACCTCCATGGAGTTCCAGATGGAGATCTGAACGGCCACTGATCATCTAATCCCTCAAGAATACGCTTCCCAGTTACGTAACACATATACCTGTAGCCGATGTTCTGCTTGGCATTCAAGTTTCCAAATATGCAGATGTCGCCAATACGAAGGCAGTCCCAACTTTTCTTGCGATCTGCATTAAATGCCCAAATATAGGAACCGTTGTATTGGGTGAGTATTGACTTTTGTAGGTTCTCAACTGTAGCCGGACATAGCCAGACATTGGGTGGCTCATCCATCCTGAAGGTAAAAAGATAGTTAATTGAGTTGAACAGATCCGTTTTAGATGAAGTCCTTGGAGTTCAAGTGCGTGTCGTAGGCGAACAGCCACAGTCCCGACTTTTCGCACTTCTCAATGATCTTCTCCGACAGCTTCTTCTTGTCCTTTGCTGCAAGACGGACATTGACCTTGTCCAACCGAACCAGCATCTCGGCAACTGAGATCTTGTTGTCCCTCGTGACCTTAAGGAACTCGTCGGTGATGATGCTCTCATTGAAGCCGGGACGCTGCGGGCGACCCGTTGTCACCTTGAGCGACGCATACTTCTTGCAGAAATCCTTCACGGCTACCCGCAGTTCATCTGCATTCACAACTGCCTCCTCAGTCACATACAGCTCAGGCACGGACACCGCCTTGTTCAGCCGCATGAACTCCTGCTTCACAATCTCGTCGGTGGCATTCCACATGAGATCCACTAGGACAGGCGTAGTGTCATCGGGCACTCCCTTCAATGCCTCCCTGCGGTGGTTAGACTCATAGCAGACGATCTCTCCACCAACATCTGCGAGATAGATAATGCCATCGCCCCGCTTGGCTGTGAGGAGATGCGCGTGGATCTCAGCTACGCGCTCCATATCTGGAGGGCGGTTGAACTTCCATCGCTTGATGGGAAGTGAGTTGAAGAGCGTGATAGGAATTATCCAAATCTGGTGATTCTCGCCATGGTTGGAGCCAGTGCAGTTGTTTGCGGACAAGACAGAAGAGAGAAATGCCATTTTGATCGTCGTCTATTTCCGATTTAGTAAAAAACAGAGATCCATTTTGGGCATTTCTCATGAATGATTCGTATAAAAATTTGTTTCTGTTGGGTTCCGTTTTTACCGTGCGTTGAAGTAATCTTGGGAATGAACAATGGCGGCCACAGTGCAGGCACTTGTGTTCGAATGGGTCCTAACAAACGGATCCTTGCCTGGATTTGCCGACCGCGTCAATGCGACGAAACACTTGTGGCCCGAAACACCAGAGCCACAACGCATCGTATGGCGGGGACAGGGGAGAGTAAAGCCCGGCATTCCCCAGCTTGCGGCACCAAATTCGCTTCGGTCTGATGTGCGTCCGGTGATTAGTACATCGGAAGTCAAGGAGTCTGCTGCGGTTTTTGGTGGTGAGGACTGTTGTCTCTATCAAATCGTAGTGAAGCCGGGTGTTCGGTATCTGGACGTTGAAACGGTTGGAGCCGGATACATACCGTCCTACGTTGTTGACTATGTGAAATCACTCATTCCAGAGGACCGCAAGGGGTTTATTTCAAGAGCCACCCCAACCATGAAACTCATCAATGCGTTCAAAACACGTATTGCGAAAGAACACGAAATCCTTCTCGAAGGCGGAGGTATATTTGCAGATCCTGTCTCGTTCGGCGAGTCCGTGCCCAAGGAGTTTCACACGTCTTATCAAATGAGAGCGGGCGGACGTCGCCGCACCCGCCGCACCCGCCGCACAGCCAAGACAATCCGCATGAAAAAAAGTGAGTATCTCCGCGAGCACCACCATCTGTTTCGGGTGCTGCGAAACCCTACACGACGTGCATTGAACGCTGAGCTTCAGAAGCAGCAGAAGGAGTTGAAGGAGAGGGGGTTACGGGGTTAGCCAGTGATCCTACGACGCGAACCCTGAACGCTGTCCAATTGTATGCACGAGTACCCTTGTACGGTTGACCTCATACAGAAGGTCCTTGAGAATTTCCTGTTGTTCTTGAGCAATCTGATTTGCCTTTCTCATCTCCACAATGAGAAGTGCGAGAAGGGTATCAGGACCCGCGCCTACACTGTTAAGAATCTTCTGAGCCTCGTAATCCATTGAAACGATAAATAGTAGCTGAGGGCAGATCCATTTTACTCCTGATCGGTGTCATCTATGTCATTTCCATCTACATCTGTCTTGGCATAGCAATCCGCGATCCAATGACTCGTGCGTCCGCACCGATGGCAGGCGCCACTTTGTTTCTTCGGCTGAGGTTTGGGTTGATATGTAACGCGGGTCTCTTTGGTCGTGACAACACGCTCAATGACAACCGTCTTGGTAGGCTGCTTCTTCGGAGGCATCTCAATTGAAAAGAGTAGTGGCGATTCCGTCTAGATCCATTTTACTCCTGATCGGGGGGCAGGCTCATCAGACCGTACAGTACACCGAAAAAGACAAGGGTATGAAGGACAAATCCAAACGCCGTAGGGCACCCGTTTGTTGCGACACCTGCGATGAACGAGTTCACGAAGCGAAAGGTGACCGGATTGGCAACAAGAAAGAACGCAAGGGCCGAGTACAGAGAGTACTTGAGCTTGAGGCCTGCACTTTTGACCGCCATCTTTGTCTGTAGGCAGATAATAAATGGACGCATACGTAGTGATGTTTTGGGTGGGCATTGCGATTCTGATTGGTTCCCACGTTCTGCTGTTCAAGTCTATGCCCCAGCATTCAACCATCGCGCTCGTTGCGACTGGACTGGTGTTTGTCGGCTCAAAGCTTGGACGTGAGTTTCTTGGTTTGGCGTAAACGTCTGCGACGACGGGTCCAGAGGCCCCTTGTCCCGCCTCGATACTTGACGGGTATGATTGTGACCTTTTTTAACCCACTGTCCGGACCGTCAATGTCTTCAATCAACGCCTTGTATGGAGGAAGAACCATGATTT